TAAATATCTTTCATAAATATCTTTCATAAATATCTTTTTTAAACTTTCATAAATATCTTTTTTAAACTTTCATAAATATCTTTTTTAAACTTTTATAAATATCTTTTTTAAACTTTCACAAAATATATTTTTAAACTTTTTATAAATATCTTTTTTAAACTTTCATAAATATCTTTTATAAATATCTTTTTTAAACTTTCACAAAATATATATATTTATATTATAAATATGTTAAATAATTTGCTAATATTCTTTATCTTATGTTTTTTTATTTCTCTTATTTTATTTTTTAATTTTAAAAAAAATATTGAAAATTTTAATTTGATTACAAGAACTTATCCTATTTTAGATGATGAACCTTTTATTTGGTATAAATTTGAAGATTTAAATAATTTAAATATTATTGGTAATGTTCAATTAACTAATATAAGTATTCGTGGAACTAATAGTGTTTTTTTAAATAATAATGGAATAAATAAAGAAAAAATATATATACAAATTCCATCATCTATTATAACTTCAAAAACTCAATTAAATTCAATAAATAAAAATTCTGGTATTTCTATTAGTTTTTGGTTTTATTTAACAAATGATACTGTTGATTATGCTCGTATTTTTTATTTTGGTAATTATAGTCCTGTTAAATTATATAATAATACTTTTAATAGAATTCAATTAAGTATAAATACTAAATTGAATAGTTCTTTATCATTTAATATATATCAAAATAATCAAATAAGAAAATTAGAATTTTCTAATTATGTTTATAATAATTGGCGACATATTGTATGGACTATATCAAATCAAGGAATATGGAATATATATATTGATAATATTAAAAAAACTAATAATTTTAATGGATTTATAATACCTCCTTTTACATCACACCAAACAGTTGTTTATGGTTTAGGAATGGATATGCATTATTATAATTATGGAATATGTGGATATTTAGATGATTTTAGAATATATAAAAAAATATTAAATGATAATGATGTTAATGAATTATTTACATCATCAGGAACAGATGGAAAAATTCAAGCTGAATATACGAGAAATCAAGAACAAATAAGAACAAATAATTTTAGAAATCAAAAAAAAGAAGAATTATTACAATTAAGAAAAAATTTAGAGCAAAAAAAAATTATTATTGATAATCCAATAAATCAAGAATTAATTAATGAATATAATTCACAAAATATAAATATTAATTTAGACGCTATTCAAAATATACAAGAAATAACAAATATTTTTAATTCAATATCTCAATCTGTTAATAATCTAATAATTAAAATTGATGATTTAATTAATTCCACTAGAAAAAACGCATTAATATCTTTAAATGATTTAGAAATAAAATTAAATAATTATGAAAATTATATTAGAAATATTAGTAATGATGATTTTAGAAATACTTATAATTCTATTAAAAATTCAATAACAATTTTTAAAAATAATGTAAATACTTATTTAATTAATAAAATTGATAATGATTTATTATCAATTAATATTGCTATTAATAATTTAATAAATACTATTGAAATTTATAAAAGAAATTTAATAATTTTATCTTTAAAAAATTCAATAGGTAAATCATTAGCTAATCTTAAAAGTATTTATAATAAAAAAATACAATTAAATTTTGAACCATTTAATATTTTTTATAATGATATTGATAATTCTATAACTATTTTCATTGGTTCTTTAAATAATTCACAAACAAATACAGATATTTTTGATATAGAACTAAAAAAAATAAATCAAAATATTGAAACATTAATAACTGATATTAATTCTTTAATATATGCCAGAACAAAAGCAATTAATAATATTAATTTACAAATTACTAATTTAAATGAACCTAATTTTATTATAAATAAAAATTTAATTAATGATAATCTTTTAAATATTTCTTATGATAATATTATTAATAAAATTAATGATTTTAATAATTCTTTAAATTCTTTTACAACTAATCAAATTAATAGTAAAATTATTGAAATTGATAAAGATTATAATTCTGTTTATAATGATATTGCTTTACAATCAACTAAAATAAAATCAAAAGAATTATTAAATCAGGTTAATATTGATTTAAATAATATTCGTTTTAAAGTTGTCGAAATTAATAAACAATCATTAACAACTATATTCAATAATTTTTTAATTAAAATTGAAAATTTTAATGAATTTATTAATATTTCAACATCTGTAAATGATATTGAAATTAAAAAAAATGAAATTAATATTGAAAATAAAGAATTAATTATTGAAATTAATAAATTATTTGATAGTGAAATGAAAATGAGACAAGAAACTATTCAATATACTTTATATGAATTTAAAGAAAAAAATAATACTTCTATTGAAAATTTTAAAATTATGAATAGACGTTTTGAATATACACAATTATTTATTAATTATTCTGGTGAAGGAAATACTGAAATTATTTTAAATGATGTTATTTTTGGAAATCATTTTAAAAAAATTATTGGAGGTATTGAAATTAGATATTCCTCTCGAATATCTCTTGATAATAATCCATCCAATTTATTTAATGGTTCATTAGCTATTAATAATAAATCTTCATTTAAATTTCAAGAATTACCAAGAATAGTAATTAATGGTATGGAAATTAAAGGAGAATTTATTTCATTTAAATATAATAAAAAATTTGTGCTTAAAAAATATGGATTTAGAATGAGTGAAAATTGGAAAAAAGCTGTAGGATTATGGGAAATATATTATTTAGATGAAAATGATGTTTATAAATTATTAGATAGTAATGATATTAGATTAACTAAAGATGATTATTATAATACAGAAATAGAAGAACATTATATTAAATTTTTATTAAATAATGAAGAAACTACAAATGAAATTTTAATTATATTTACTGGAAAAATTGAAAGTGATGATAAAAATAATATTGGAATTTATTTAAGTCAAGTTTTTTTATATGATGGTAAAATTTCTAATATTAAATCAACTTCTAAATTAATTGATAAAGAAATTATATTAATTAATTAATTTATTTAAATAATTATAAATATTATCATATAAATAATTATGAATACTTTCCGTTTTTTCCAAATCTAAATATATTTTTATTGGATTTTTATTATTTATTAATAATATTATTACATATATATATGATAATAAAAATCCAAATAATATATCTTTTTCTTGAATTATTGGAATTTTAAATAATAAAAATATAGGTATTGTTTTTAAATATATATTTGATATTATCTTTTTTATAATTACATATAAATTAAACTTTTTTTGAATTATATGAATTATTAATATTAAATGAACTATTATATAAGCTATTATTAAAAAAAATATTGGAGATGCTTTAATTATTCCAATATAATGAAAAATAAACCATATAAATAACCAATAAGAAAATAATTCATAAGTTATCATTATTTATATAATTAAATAAATCAAAATAAATAAACTAAAATATTTTTAAATTTTTATTTATATAATTTTCATATATTTCTAAGAATTTATATCCTTTTTCTACAGTAACTTCACTTACTTGACAAACATCTGAAAATTGTTTTTTTGTTATTCCTAAATTTTTCTTTTTTGAATAATAATACAAAATCGAAGCACAACTTGATGTTGGTGAATTATCACTCATTATTTCACTTTCTTCTAAAAACTTCGCCAATTTTTTACAATTGTCTATATCCTCCATTTTCATATCTAAATTTGAACAATAACGACTTATAAAATCTAATGGTGATGAACTTGATACATTTATTTGTAATAATGTTTGAAATCTTGAATTACCCTTATTTAATATTATTGGATCTATATCAAACATTCTAGCTATTTCTTTTGAACTTCTTGGTAAATTATTCATTAAACAAGCATGATATATACAAGATGCTATTAATCCTTGTTTATTATTCCCTCTACTTATCTTTTTCTCTGACGCTCTTTTATATAATACTTTAGCATCATCTATTATTTTCTGTGGTATTCCATTACTTAATGATACACCTGTTAATTTATCAAATACATTCCATAATGTTCTTTCATTATAAGGCATAGCATTCCACATTTGATATTTTCTAATCAATCTTATATCATAATTATTTCCAAATTTATTCCCTCCTATCATTGAACCTAATGATGATTTCGGTAATAATAAATTTGTTGGTAATCCACATCTAGATGGATCATCACTTTTACTCTCACTACCATAAAAACGCCATTCTGCTGTATTATCTATCACTTTCCCTAATATTGAACTACAATCTTCACATATTTGCATACTATCTTCAATTACTATCTTCTTTGAACCACAAGAACATATTATCTCCTCATCTATTCTTCCCCCTTCTTCTGCTAATATTAATTCCTTCATATCTATCATCATATTCCATATATCATCATCAGTATTTAAAGATAATGACATTTTTTCTTTAAATCAATTTAATTGACTTAAATTATCCTTAAATATAAATCATTTTTTTATTTAAATATATTTTTATATATCTTATATTATGGATAAATTAACTTTGTGTAAAAAAATTAAATTTGATATTAATTCCCTTAATCAAAATGAATTAGAAGAAATTTTTAAAATTATATATAAATATAATTTTAATTATACTAAAAATATTAATGGTATTAATATTAATCTCTCTAATTTAAATTATGATATTCTTATTGAAATTTTTAATTATATTAATTTCTGTATTAAATCTCATAATGAAATCTCTAAATATGAAAATATTTGTAATTCTTATATTGATGTTATTAATAAAGATAAAGATAAAATTGAAGATATTTCTACCGATATTATCGAAAATACTTCTAAAAATAAACAAAAAATATCTTCTTATATGAAATTCTATCTTCTAAAAAAAAAATATGCTAAACATTCCAATAATCCTAATAATAAAATTGATAAAATCCTTACACACGAAGAATATATTTTTATTTAACCATTATTGATATCTCTTGTTTATTTTTTTCCTTATTATATATATATGATTTCTCTTTATATATTAAATTCGCATCCAATAAAAATGATATAAATAATGCTATCGATTGATTTCAACTATCTCTTATTAACG